ATTTAATGTGATTATTAGTAATTCAATACACAATAATCCATGGCAACAGTAATAGTCAACTCAGCTACATCAGATGTAGACCAGTCAAATGATCCTTGAGCCATATTTACTATGAAAGCTCCTTTGATTACCCATTCACTTACTACATCCCCTACAGGACCTAATACGTTAAGTGTCAAATCTTTCTTGTAAAAATCTGAATATCCAGCTCTTCCAGTTACAGACTCGTAAGATAGTCTTGCCCAGTCCATTACTGCTTGAGCACCAGAAGGTGTAATCGGATCATATAGAGTCATATCCATATTCTCCCAGTTTCTCTTACCTCTAATCTTGCGGTAAGTGTTCATATGATCGAGTTTAACTTCCTCATCAGTGAAGGAAGGAGCCGTTACGTTTTTGATCATGAAGGACGGAATAGCATCAATATACATGATAAATCTATTCTGTACCTTTGGTTCAAAGGCTCTAAACATTATTTCGTTAGGATCTAGTACTGCCATTTTTATTCTTTATTATAAATATCTGTAAATTAAATTACGCTCCAAAAGTTGCACCAGTAGGCTCGATAGTAAAGTCAAGAACTACAAATTCTACTGTTTTAGCTGGCTGAATAAATACCTGACCGATTAATTGATTTCTGTCAATTGTATCAGGAGTATTGTTAGTATCATCCATTACTACTCTATACGCATAAAGACCTTGTCTTTGAACTACTGATTCTAAGTACGGGTTAACTGTAGCTAAGAAACTATTTCTAGTAGCGATAGTATTTTGTTCGAATACTAAAGTCTTAGCAGTATCGCCTAAGAATTTCTTAAGCTCAATTAATAATCTTCTTACGTTTACTCTATCTAAAGCAGAAGCTTTAGTTTGTAAAGTTTTCTGACCAAATACTGCAATGCCCTGTCCAGGGAAAGTAGCGATTGGATTGATCTTACCATCGTAAAGAAGATCTCTTTGTCCTCTTGTAAGTTTCTGTTCTGCTTGAATTACTCCAACAACTCCACCTCTCACTAAACCAGCAGGAGCAAACCACGGTGCTGTGCTATTATCTGTGAAAGCATACACACCCGGTATTACACAGGAGGCAGGTACAAAAGTATTTCTACCTGTTGCTGATCTAACTTGTACCCAAGGCCAGTAAGAAGCAGCATACGAACTATTTAAAGAAGTAGCTGTTGATGTAACATTATTTACTGTTGAACCGTATCTATCTAAATCTACTACAGCAATACAGTCCCCTCTAGATTCTGCTAATGTTACTACACTGTTCAATACTCCAGCTTGATCGGCATTTTCATAAATCAATCCTGGTGTTGAAATTATGTTGAAAAGATATTCGTCTTTATTATCTAAAATTGACAAAGCATCGGTATAATTACCAGATGTTAATCCCTGTGTATTAGTGTTAGAGATAGATGTTCCGTAGTTAGCATTAGCAACAGCATTCTTTCCTGTAGCTCCATGGAATGAACCAGATTCTACCTTAGGTAGTGATCCTGAATAAGAAGCTCCGGCAGAATTTGTATTTACTGTTGTACCGTCGTTTTTAAGGTATCCTGTTGTTTGTGAATTTACAGATGAAACATAAATGTAGTTAGACTTATTTACGTACTCTCCAAACGACTTAACATATGTTTTTGTACCGTCAGTAGCTTTTGATTTGTATTGAGTACCGATTTTACTTTCTATGTAATTATCAGATTCTGGATCTAGTGAAAGATTATTGAAAGTCTCTAATACTACTTTATTATTATGACTATCATCACCTCTTCTTACAATAAGAGTAAATGTACCTTTTTTATTATCGACGTTTTGAATTTCCCATCTAATATTATCTGCCGAACCTGAGGTTAGTACTCCGCCGCTTCCTGCTATTTCAGCACCAGGTGAAGTAACACCTGTTGAAGCATTAAAGATTTCTCCTTTTCCTAATGTTTTAATTACGAAAGGTTGTACGCTTCCGTTCGCTGAAGATGATATGTGGGTTGATGTTGCAGGAGTAAATGAACCTGTGACTACTCTAGTAACTAATACAGATCCTCCTCCTTG